AGTATACGAAATCCTTGATCTCCATCACGGCACGCCACGAGTGCATGTCACGTCCGTCGATGATGATGGGTTCATACAACCATGAGCCATATTTCCTGAACTTCTTTTCCATGGCACTGTCTAGCAGGAACAGGAGAAGCTCTTGGAAAGAGCTCACCTCGCCGTCGATGAATCTGAATCGAAGCGCCCATGTTCCCAGTTGCAAGTCCAAGTCGCCGTCAAGTTCTACTACACCGTCTTCGGCTCCCAGTTGATGAACTGCCAGCTTCGCCTGATAAGCGCTCAGAACGACTTTCTTGGAGTAAAAGATCATCTCGAGAATCTTTGTTATCTTCTTAAGATTAGAAGCCTTCACAGGATCCTCATTCATCTTGCCTGGCATGAGGTTCAACTCACGAAGCCTGTGATACAGTGAGATAGCCTCGATCTCCGCTGCAGTGATCTTATCGTTGATTTCGTTCAATCCAAAAGCCCCGCGATCCTTCTCGATCGATGAAAAGAGGTCGTCGCTGAAATCTACTCCGAGTGCCGTAAACATATGAATCGTCTGCATTTCAAACGTTGCGCCGACATCGTTCAGCTTCCATCTCTCCACAAGCTCCTCTAGCTTTTCCGCGATATCTATTGGAGATAGTTTCTTGATGATGGTTGCAATGTCTTTTTCTCTCTCCTCGTTGTTATCTGCCTTGGAAGACTTTGGGTTTGCCTTGTTCGAACCCATTAAGTAATCAGGATATAATTAATCCTTAAGTTTATCATTCCCATATAAGGCAACCATCTGACGATATGTTCTGTTCTAGAAGTGTGAGACCTGGATCAAATGACACATTTTATGAAATATCATTCGGTACTTGAAATATTCAGTAGTAAAACGACAAACGACAAACGACATTGAAGATGATATTGACATGCATAAAAACTTAACTAAATATATATAGTAGTTACATAATCATATTCGTACCACATCAATGGCGACCAGTTGCGATATACCCGATGAATATCCCGGCCCTCCGTCTACAAAATCTGGAGTTTTATTCACCAAAGAAGACATTGAAAAATTGACAGGTCTGCCCGTTGTCAATTTTTCACATTATTTCACTGCATTTTCGTACAACTCCATAGAAGAAGGAGGGCCGACATACGAGACGATGGAATTTGTAGGAGATTCGGTACTCGGGTTCATTATCGCCAAATATTTGTACGACACTTTTCCAGGGAAAGGCGAAGGAGTTCTCACTCGTCTTCGAACCAAGTTGGTATCCGGTAAGTTCCTTAGCAAGCTAGCTCTTGATCTTGGGCTCCACAACTTCATTATAATGAACCAGAAGGGTCTTTATAAGGGATGGAATACCAATCCGAGGATTGTCGAAGATGTTCTCGAGGCTCTCATAGGCGCTATTTATCTAGACCTCGGAATACCGGCGGCGCGGCATTTTTTCATGAACGCGTTGAATAAGTACGCCAACATGCACGATATCATGACGGATACCAACTATAAGGATCGACTGCTAAAATATGCGAGGTCGGTCGATTTGGGAAAACCGGAATTCGTCACGACATATGAACGCGGCGGGGGCAGTCCCAGCTTTGTGGTAGATGTCAGCTTGAACGGACGAAAAGTGTCGGAGGGAACGGGAAGGTCTCGCAAGGATGCCGAGCAAAATGGCAGCAGAATCGCTCTCATGAATTTCGGCGTGAAGGAAGAATATATCGCCTAAAATCAATAATAAAAATATAAATATATATTAAATAATGGAAAACAAGAATATCAACTTTGATCCTAAATTATGGGGACCGAGTGCGTGGTTTTTCATTCACACGCTGTCGCTCCGCTACCCCATGAATCCGACTATTGCGGACAAGAAGAATTACAGTACATTTTTCAGGTCTCTTCGCTTTGTTCTTCCGTGCGACGGATGTTGTAAAGGATTCGAACGTGTGTTAGAACTGACTAAATTCGGTTCCAAAGACCTCGCCAACAGAGACACATTGTTTGCGTGGACGGTAAAAGCCCATGCACTAGTGAACGCCAAGACGGGGAAAACACCGCGAGATGATCCCGCTTTCTGGAAGGCAAAGTATCTCGCACTCGCGCTGTGATTGTGTACTTCAGTCGTTCGCATTGTTTGCTTTGGCGTTTTATGCGGAAGGCCAAAGCAAACAAATCAAAAAATAAATTATGAAGATTTCTTATTCTTCACATACGAGGTTATATGTGACGAAACTATAGCGGATCTCCGTTTGGATTTCAAGTACTTGTTCTGAAGTTCTTCGTTGTGAATAAGTCTGATAACGAAGTCGACAAATCCCTCTAGTCTCGGCGAGATGTCTGTGTCCCAATTCACAGAATTCCGGTTTACAGAGATGACATTAACATCTTCATGAAGAACGCTGTGTTCCTTAGTCTTGAGGCATTCCACGAGAATTGCCTTATCCAGACCGAGGAGTTGCAGATACATTTGTATTTGAATAGACTCATACTGCGGGATGATTCTGAAAAGCCTGTTCACGCGATTCTTGATCTCTATCAAGGTATTACGATCCTTTGTGATTCCGTCAATCTTCCCGCCGATGAACCACGGAAAAGTTCCATATTCATTCTCGACGACTCCCACCTGTGATTTATAGAAGTTCGGATCCTCTATGACGTCGATTCCAAGAGATTCCCTGATGTAATCAAACACCTTGGATTCCTGTGCATTCCCATATGTGGTATATGTAGTTTTACGAATGGCGTCGTCAACCACTCCGTAGAACTCGTGACTGATGTAATTCAGATTAGCATACTTTGTGAACTCGGAGGAAAGTTTGCTATACTTCTTCGCAACATCCGTCGAGGTTTCCTCTTCGTTCCCGGCCACTTTCATGATATCTGCGATCTTAGGATGATTCTTCTCGAGGCGGTCGATGATTTCCTCCGAGGTCATTATCATGTTGCGACTCATCGCGGTTCGATAGCTCGAAGAATGCGCTCGCTCCCAGAACGCCTCCACGGCATCACATATCTTTTTATGTTTATTATCTCCGATGCACGCGGCTCCTTGCGACGCGTACACGCACAGATATGGTTCGATACGATCGTCAGTAGCCTGAGAATTCATTTTTATATTGTATGAAATCCTTTTTATTAAGTTATTTATACGAGTGTCATATAGTCACATCATTTTATAAATGTAATTAAATGATAGTATTTATATGTATTTATATTAAAGATATGTCGAACGGAGTATATATTTACGAATGGGCAAAGAAGAGGAAGTTTTTCGGCAGAACCATGAACGAGGTTAGCCATTTACTTTTGGACAGGGGAGTTCTATGCATTCCGGAAAGTTCAAACGACGACTTCATTCACGAATACTCGAGAGGAGTTTTGATGGGAGGAAGGCCGTCCTGTATCGTCGAATACAAACCGAGAGTGTTCCGGATGTTTTATGATCTAGACATTGTCACGAGGGACATCAAGATGGCCAAGATGATGTCTGCAGGTGATTTTCAAGATAACGTCAAAAACATCATGCACATAATATGCATCGCGACGGTGTTTTTATTCGACGTGACAAAGACTTCGGCGACCATCTGTATTTCGAACGTCCCCAAGAAAAAGGAAGACGAAATCAAGGTGGGAATCCATATCACATTTGACAATATTTTTGTGACATCTCCCACTGCTCTGCATATTCGTGAAAAGGTTCTAGAACTTCTCAATGTGGAAGAGAACCCGTTTGCAAACTCATGGGAGCAAATAGTCGATGCCGCCGTGTTCAAAGGTTCCGGGATGCGTCTGCCATGGGCCGCAAAACACGACGATCTAAAACGAGTGTACATTCCGCGGATGGAGTATTTGTTGGACTCGCAAGAAAGTGGAATCATCGAGACAAAACTCTTTCCCGACGACATAATCAAATCTCTCGCGTCGGTGAAAGAAGTTATCGCCAAGACGTGTCTTCGCGCCAGAGGAAGTCTTACGAAACTGAGAAATCCCGAGATCGACATCGAGTGTTCGTCGCCTACACACTCTGGAAACTTTTCACATGCTTCTCTCAAGGAGTATTCCGGTGCCATAGATGAAATCGAACGATTAATCCCGTCGCAATATGAAGGTAATGTGACGGGAGTAATCAAGGCGGAACATGTGTATATGTTTAGACACTCCTCGAGATATTGCGATAATGTTGGAAGAAATCATAAGTCATCCAACACCTATTTCCTGGTCAGCAAGTCCGGCATGCGACAGTGTTGTTATTCCAGAAAAGACGAGGATGTCGGGCAGAAGTATTGCAGATGCGGTGATTTTAGAGGAGAGATCATAAAACTACCAACATCGCTGATCGAGGAACTATTTCCGGACGAAGACGAGAAGAAGATTTTGCCTCCGCCACCGATGCCGAGCAGCAGCATAGAAGACTTCCTGTCAATCGACAGTATTGTAGAACGCGCCAGAAAGAAACCGGTGCAAAAAAAGAAGGTATCCGTTAAAAAACAAACGTATACGCATGGTTCGGCAATTGCCGCGATTTTTAGATGATTAGTTTAAACAACGGAATACGTGTAACGTGTATATATAAATATGCGTAAAATAACTTAACAAATTTTATATGTGTAAAATAATTACAATGGCAACCAACAACACTATCGCCGAGCTCCCCACCGGCCTGACCCTCGAGCCCGATTACCTACAGATCCCCGGCCAGAACTTCGCACTGGTAAGTTTCGTAGGACCAGAGTTCTGCCGCCAGAAGAGTGGCCAGTTCGCAATGAAGGTCCGCGGTGTTTTCGCCACAGAGGAGGAGGCCAAGGCATACGTGAAACGTCTCCAGCGAAGTGGTGACAACGTCGTGGACATTTTCCTCGTGTCCATGTACAACTGGGTTCCATGCCCTCCGGACCCCATGGCCGTGCAGAGCCAGGAATATCAGGAGCAGTTCCTGCAGGAGCTGATGTCCGGTTACGCCGAGAGCCAGCGGTCTGCCAAGGAAATTTTCAATGACCGTAAGGAAAGAGTGATGAAGGATGGGCTAGACGCACACCTGACCGAGCAGGAGAGGATCCCCCCTCCCACCGCATCTCTTCCCGCCCCCGAGAAGATGCCCAAGTTCACCAAGGAGGTCATCCCAGAGGAGACCGAGGAGGAGATTAAGGAGGCGGCGGATGCCAGCACTTCTGCGACCATCAATAGCGTGTTTGGAGAAGACGTGTGGAGCTCTAGGAAGAATGCATAGTAAAATATAAAAAAATACAGGAAAAAGAAATTGTTACGAAAGTGATTTAATTGATTTTCGTATCAACTTGACAAAATCATAATATAAGGCATAACAATTTAATAAAATATATCTTTATAGTACAAAGATGTCTCTGGCTCTCATCAAAGACCCCAAAGACTATCTGGAAGTATCCCTTCGAGAATTCTTCGACGACGATGAGAATACGTCTACGATGCTAAAAATAATTCATAATGAGTTGATGAGCCTCCGAACATTAGACTGGTTCGTTTCGAACTACTCGAAGAAAAAGAATATCATGTTCACGACGAGCTCCGGGAAGTTGTTCAATGTTTTCATGGAATACAAAAGTCAGCTGAAGAGTTATTCTAAGAGAATGTTCGACCCTTTCAATCGGGGGGATCGCATTGTCTTCAAAGACAACGACGGTAGCGAAATTTCTACAACGTGTGGGCAGCTCAACTTTTTCAGATGGGTCATCAAAAACGATATAGTTAAAGAATGTCTGAGAAATATCAAGGAGGTCGAGGAAGATATGACGCAGTCGATGAAACAGAGAAAAACAACAGCAAAGCCAGATGAGAAACGCAAGGAGCTGTCAAAAGCCGCGATAAAATCGTGCCAGAACATACAAACGCGCGTAACAATCACATTTGCATAAATGTAAGAAGTCCCAAATGTATCACTTCACCGTCGTCACATAAAAAAGTATTTGCACACCGCACAGTGTTTTGTCAATATATAACTGTATATTGACAAACTCAGATATAAATTTAATTATTACTAATAACAAGCACTTACAATAATGTCCACAATCATCGAACCCATTCTTGCCGAAAACGGGTGCCGCAAATATACCGCATTTCCCATCAAGTATCCAGACCTGTGGAGCATGTATAAGAAGGCGGTGGCGTCGTTCTGGACCGTGGAGGAAGTCCCTCTTGGGCAGGATGTGATCGACTGGCGCGACAAGCTCAACGACGACGAGCGTTATTTCATCAAGCACATTCTAGGCTTCTTTGCGTCGAGCGACGGAATTGTCATGGAGAATCTTCAACTGAACTTTTCCAATGAGGTGACAGTTCCGGAGGCGCGTCAATTCTATGCATTTCAGACGTTCAACGAGTCTATTCATTCGGAGATGTATTCGTTGCTGATTGACTCTCTCGTATCGGACGAGAAAGAGCGAAACAGTCTGTTTGAGGCAGTGGAAACAATCCCCGCGGTAGGAAAGAAAGCCGCATGGGCGCAGAAATGGCTGAACCCCGACAGGACGTTTGCGGAACGCCTCGTCGCATGGATTTGCGTGGAAGGACTGCTCTTCTCGGGAAGTTTCTGTTCTATTTTCTGGCTCAGAAACCGTGGAGTGATGCCAGGTCTGGGGCTCAGCAATGAGTTCATCAGTCGGGACGAAGGGCTTCATCAAATGTTCGGAGAGATGCTGTATTCCAAGCTCGAACACAAGCTCTCGTTTGACGAGGTTCGGAATATAGTATCAGAAGCCGTAGAGAACGAAAAGGATTTCATCTGTGATGCTATCCCATGCAGGATGGTTGGAATGAACTCCGACCTCATGAGCCAGTACATCGAATTCGTCGCTGATCGCATCTTCATGGCACTGGGGCACCCGAAGTTTTACAACTCGGCCAACCCCTTTGACTTCATGGAACTAATTTCTCTACAAGGAAAGACGAACTTCTTCGAAAAACGAGTGTCGGAATATCAAAGGGCAGGGATTATAAACACGGAGGACAACGTATTCGGCCTCGACGCCGATTTCTGATCAAATTTGATGATAATAACTTAAATAATTGTACTTTAATGAAAAATAAAATATGAAAGAAATAATTTTCAGATGGGAGCAACTCGTGAACATGCTTGATATCATGGATGTAATCCAAACGAAAGTCGAACGTACTGAAATCTTTGTCGAAAAGCTCTGCTGGCATTGTTGCCATCCTATCCCAAAAGAGTGTAAAACTTTGAATTATCCTTACAAACTTCTCAGTTCAGGTCAATTCCAAGTCGGGGGGCAATTCTGCAGCTGGGAATGTATCAAAGGGCATGGCAGGGACCATATGTCGAGGGTTCTCTCCGGCGTGCATCAAGTGAACATCAGACACTACAGGAAAATGATAACAGGCCTGACAGACCCAGTAATTCCAGCTCCTTCGCGGATGGTTCTAAAGGCATTCGGAGGTCATCTGGACATAGAAGAATTCAGAAAACCGAATTCAAAGATGGAATATGTCATAAACTATGCCAAGTTGGTCAAGGTCATATCATATGATACACAAGAATATAAATATGGAGACAGAGCTCATACCAGCGCAAGAATAAGAGACAAACCTATTCACATTGATACGACAACGGTCGTTAATGATATCTTGAAACTTCGGAGACCGAAACCGGCGGTAAAAGGAAAATCTACGCTCGAACGTTCTCTCGGGCTCAACACATTCGGTAACTTGATCAAAACGATGTAATTACAACACCGTGTCGTCACTGGCCCTGTAATTCCTCGCGGCGAAGGCAGAGCTAGTTTGGCCCGGGAAAATATTGATATGGAATCTACTTTTAACATCGGTAATATACTCCATCATCCTCCGGTCGACCGTTTCATACACGCGCGTGATGCTTTTTTCCATATCAAGGTCGTTGGGCAATCGCAGCTTTATTTCTGATATGTTGTATAGAACGTCGTCGCGAATAGAAAATAATTTGTTGATCTTGGAAGGCCCCATATGATCCATGTCAAAAGTTTTCTGATACTCTTTGTTGAACGTATCCAAATGTTCTATCGTGTTTTTGTAGTAAGTCGGATACCTTGTTTTGAACTGTTCGAATTCTGGTATTTCTACCCCTCTCG